CGTATGTTAGGCTTTGAAAGATTTCCCGGCCTGAACAAACAGATCTCGCCTGACTCTTTGTTAATTGCAAAGAACCCACCGTCGTCTGTACCTTCTGCTTCTTCGTAACCTGCAAGCTGTGCAAGGTATCCGAAAGGATCGTCATCTACCAGCGTACCTTCCGAAAACTTTTTAAAAGAGAAGTTAGATGCGGTCTTGATGTCAACAACCTCGCCGTCAATCTTACAGTCCATGTGACCTTTGATCCCGTCTACCTCTACTTCTTTCTGCATACCAGATACTTCATGTCCTGACAGCTTAATGAGAAGTATAGCGATCTGCTCAAGGAGGTGACCGTACAGGAACTTAATAAAGTTAGAAGGGTGCATGTCTTTCTTTTCTTCAGAAGAATCCTGCATGTCATACCACACACGGCGCAACGGCCTTCCTACATTGGACATGCGTATAGTCTTTGATTGTAGGTGAGGGGTTGACCAGCCTTCAAGAGCCTCTCTCATATTAAAAAGAAAGTCTGCCATTAGTTCTTCTGATATGTCTATGCCCTTGTCACTGTTAAGTCCGTCAAGAACCTCATAGATATCAGGGATCAATGTGTCTAGTGTTTTCATTTACGATGCCTTACGAATCTACACTTACGTGTGACTGAGTTATAGTGAAGATATTGTACCCCTATCTTTTTCTGATGTGGTGTCTTAGCTGCAAGCCTACCATCCTTATAAGACTTAACATCTATAAGAGTAACATTGCCTTCAGGATCTAAAGCAACAATATCAACTGGGCCTGTGCAACCGCAGTTCTTGAATACATGATAGCCGTTGTCCCATAACCAAGTAATAGCGTAATGCTCTGCCATGTCTCCTAGTCTGTTAGGCTCATGCTTAGGTTTGTTGTTTGTTATTTTAACTGGCTTCATTAGAAGTATTCTCCACTAGTTTGTATTCCCAAAGGCCACGTTGTCTTGCACCTCTAGGTCTTTTCATTACGGTGTGACCACCTTCACTCTCTCTCCTAAACATACGTAATGTAGCTGATACGCTTGCTTCAGGATCTCCTGTCTCTTCAGAAATTTCTCCTAGCGTTAACCAAGAAGAAGCCTCTAGCATTAGAAACCAGATCCTATCTTTTTGTTTTTTTAATCTTTTGTAATCATACTTAGGATTGTACACGATACCTTTATGATCTTGTTCTTGCTCAAATAAATCTACTTGTTTCATGTTAGTGTGTCTCACTCCAGTCATCTCCTACTTTGTATTCCCCATCAAGGGGACATTTAAGTTTAAGAACCTTACCGGCTTCAATGATTGCCTCAACACCCAGCCTGCCTACCTCATCGGCTTGATCTTGTCGGACTTCTATCTGCCATTCATCGTGAACATTGGCAACAAAGTGAGCATCTAAATGTTTGATCTTGTCATCTAGTATAACCAATGCTTGCTTCATTACAATAGCTCCTGCTCCTTGAAGCAGTGTATTGAGTGCACTGTGTTCGCTGCGTATCTTTAGCTTCCTACCATCAAGTCCTTTTAAGTAGTCTCGTTTTGCCGCTGCTCCTCCAACTTTATGTCTAAGAGTTGCAAATGATGGGAGATTATCAAAGAACGATCTTCTAAGGCTTTCGCCAGTGCGCCTACCTCCTCCCGCCACGCTACCAAGCTTCTCGTCTCCTGCTCCGTATAAGAGTGCATAGATGAAAGTTTTAGCCTGATTTCTTGATTCAAGTCCTGCAAGTTTTTGATTAGTGGTGTGTATATCTCCGTTAAGGATTTCATTAGTGTAGTCCTCGTCGTTCATGTAGTGAGCAAGCATACGAAGCTCCAGACCACTAGCGTCAATGCCTACCAGTTTATAACCTTTAGGTACTGTCCAACAGGAGCGACATTCTTCTCCGTAGACAGACCCAAGGTTGGGTACTTGAGCCATGTTGGGATCACGATGAGTCATACGCCCTGTAATAGTACCATTGGGTATAACATATCCGTGAACACGGCTGTCGTCTTCTACCTTCTCAAGCCATGATTTAATCTGACCTTCTCTCTTCTGTAGTAGAAAGAACTCTTTGATTAGCTCTGCTTGTGGTATGCCTTTGATCTTTCCTAGCGTCTTCTCGTTGACAACAGGTCTACCGTTGACTGTGTACTCGTCAGGAACCCAGCCAAAGTCTTGAAGATATTCTCCAATCTGTTTACGTGAGCCTAGATTTAGATCAATAGATGTGGTGCGTGTTATGTGTAGAGGAACAGCATGATTCTTTTCTAAGAACAAACTGTGTTCTTCCTCCGTCAACCTAACGCCGGGAATCTCATCAGCCTTATCTTTATCTATGCCGCCTCTTAAAAGATAAGCCTCCTCTTGATCCGCAAGCTTAGATATCGCACCTGTTTTTGTATAACGTGGGTACAGTTTCTGCTTGAATATCTTAGGCAAGAATACAGTCTTGGTTTCTTTTTCTACCTCAGTCATACGCTCTCTGATCTGAGCCAGCAGCATCTCTGCTTTAGGCCCATCAAAAAAGAATCCGTGTGCTTCTTGGTCTTTAATTATTCTAGCTATACCATGCTCAAGCTCTACTGAGTGAGGGGCAAAGCCTCTGCTTAATTCTTTTAAAGCAAAGTACACTTGAGTATTTAATTCTACATCACGTATGCAATACTCCAGCATCTCAGGAGAATAAGACTCAAACTCTTTGAAGTCCATCTTATTAAAACCAAGATCATGTCCCCACTGATTAAGGCTGTGACCACCTTCTCTTACTGGATCAAAGAGTCTAGACAGCACTAGCGTATCTATAATCTTTTTATCCTTAGAGAAATCAGGCTTCTTCATGAGGCGCTGTACCACAGGGATATCAAACCCTATGATGTTGTGGCCTACAAGAGAGTCTGCTGACTCAAGAAGATCATAGCCCTCGTCAAGCTGATTAGGCCCGTAACTGTATACTGTTTTAGATTCTACATCTTGAGCAACGATGCACCATATCTTAGTTGCATCAAGCCCATCCGTCTCTATATCAAATACCAGTCTGCTCATTATTCAAATCCTAGTACAACTTCTTCCTCGTTGTTGTTGGTTACATCATCTGTTTCAATCTCTGCAAGCCTACCCGTATCGTTGTCATAAAGCAAGTGAGTAGCCACGCCTACGTCCCCAGTGTAGCGAGACTTGAGTATGCGTACCCTAGTTGTAGAAGCTTCAACAGGGTCAGAAGATTGCTGATTACGCTCAAGGCTGATAACACAATCGGACAGTTGAGCGATGCTCTGAGAGCCTCTGAGATGACTCAGGCCTGTCTCTATCCCGTTCTCATGTCCTTTGTTACCATCAATCCTGCGAAGGTGAGAGACAAGGATAAGCCCTGCTCCAGTCTCCTCTACTAAGGTGCGGAGCCTGTGCATGATGGCATCAATAGATCTTCGTTCATCTCCCTCAATGCTGGTAGATACAAGCATGTGCAGGTGGTCAACGACTACCCACTTACATTCACATCCTACTATCATGAAGCGAAGCTTGCTGAATATAGAATCAATATCATTGGCTCCGTGATGGGCGTGAACCCATACCCTGTTTCTATTCTCACCATCGTAAAGCACATCAAAGAACTTGTCTAATTCTTCGTCAGTGAACTGCTCTCTTATGCGGTCAATGTGTAACTTTGCGTTGGCCTCAATAGAAAGCACACCATCAATGGTACGCCTCCAGTCTTCTTCAAGAGCGATAATACCTACGTTATCTGAAGTATTCTTTACAAGCCAGTGTTCAATCTCTCGCGTAATACTAGACTTACCTAAGCCTGTACCGCCTGTAAGAGTGATCAGTTCGCCTTGTCTAAGACCTTCTAGCTTTTCGTTTAGACCTTGCCAAGGGTAGGGAATGGATGGTTTCTTTTCTCTGTTCTTATATTTGTCACGATTCTCTGACACGTTCAAGACACCAGAAGGTGTATAAGTCTTTGCATCCCAGAAGCATTGAACAAACAAAGAGTGCTTGTTATCTTTTAATAAATCGTTAGCGTCCTTGTAGCCTTCGGGAAGCGTAATGATCTTAGCTTTGCTAGGTCGGAGTAGTCTAGCTACCCTACGTGCAGCCTCCTTCCCTGCCTTATCCATATCAAAAGCAATGACAACACTATCAAAGCTTTCTAAGTATTCTAAATTATCTTTGATATCTCTTTCTGCTGTGGTCGCTGACTTGATACTGACGACAGGCCACTTAGATCCTAAGAGTTCGTATGCGGCCATGGCATCACACTCGCCCTCGGTAATTGTTATATACTTTCCTCCTTCTCTAAATAGATTCATACCGAATAGACCTGCTTGATTATTCAAGCCTTGCCAAGAGAATCCTTTAGATGATACGAACCTAGTCTTACGTGCGACAACATCGCTCTCGCCGTAGTAGGGGTAGATGTGTTTAAATATTTCTCCGTTGTTGTCAAAGGTTACTTTAACGCCATACTTCTTGGCGGTTTCCATTGAGATTGATCTGTCTTTTAGAGCTGCGTACTGTCCCTCTTCTGCAAAAGAAACAGGTTCTTGGTTGTGGTTTGTATTAATAACTTCCATCGTTTGACTTCCTTTATAAGGATTGTTTGCTCCGTTTAACCAAGCTGCATGTGCAAAACAGTAAGCACTCCCATCGTGATTGATAGAGAGTGCATCACTGCTACCACATTCAGGACAAGGTTGATGTGTCTTAGCGAACGCCATCTTTTTAGTCCTCTTCTGTTGTGACTACCTCTTCTGCTTCTTCGTTTACCAAAGCCTCGTCATCAAGGTTATCCATGATGGCACGTTTGTATGCTGAAGCTGCTGCTTGCAATACATCAATGCGTTTACTAAGACTTTGAACTTCAGTTTGAATTTCTGCCAAGTAGTTGAACGCAGTCTTTGCAGTATCGTTCAGCTTCTCTACATCATACAAACCGTCATCGGTTTTAAAAGTAAATTGAGCCATCTTAAAATGCTACCTCCTCTTCTGTGAATGGCATAGCTGCTGCCCCTACTTCTACTAGATCTAGAACTTGAACAGCATTTAAAAGCGGTCGCTTATACTTCCCTTTGTAGTACACCATAGGTGACCACTGTACCGCTACCTTTGAGCCGTTCCCAATCATATCCGAAAACGGGTTCTTGTCAGTATCAACAACGATAGGCGGGTTGTTCTCTGTCCCGTTATAGTTTGTTAGATACTTATAAAAGGTGATGACGTTATCTTCAGTGTACTTGTTACGTCCCGCAGCGCGTAGCCCTACGTTAAAACCAGCACGTTGAAACTTATCAAACACCTCATCGCTTACAGCTAGATTTAATTCCCAACCATACTTCCCTGACCCCGGCTGCTGTTTCTCAGCGTAGTCAGCGACAGGTTTTCCTACGTGAGCGTAGTAAGAAACCCCCTCTATGATCTGCGGAATGCCATCAATCATCTTCATCATTGTCTCCTTTGTTTGAAATGAATTGCTCGTACAGCTCGTAGGCATCTTCTGAGATACCTTCCCCAAAGCTTACCACATATGTACCATCGGGTTCAATAGTGTGCAGCTTAGTGAGTATTTTATCTTTGTAAAGAAGTCCTTCGTGCTTAAGCTTGAAGGCAAAGAAATCTTTACTAGATATTCTTAGTGTCCTTTCCATGCTATTCCTCCGCTATTAGTGTGTCTAGAAAATCAGGGAACAGCTCAATGATATCGCTTTCGCTGGCAGAAAGATTACCATCAACATGCATAGACCAGTCTTTAACAAACTCAAGGAACGAATCCTTCACTTTGTTGTCCGGCAATGCCGTACCTAATATCATAACAAACATCCTAGACCATGCGTCATCAAAGGCAATATAAAAATCTGACATGCCTTCTATCCACCCTTCCTCGTTAGTGTTCATACGTTCTCTCCTGTCAAGTCTCCGGTGAGTACAGCATCATCACCCCAACAATAGATAGTAACCCTCTCACCTTTGTTGTCTTCAATTATAATATCCCAAGTATCTTTAGACTGCTTATCGTTAGCCAAAGACCTTTTAATTTTAATTGTAGCCGTGTTGTGTACAAAAACATTTGTTCCTATCGACATAACGCACTCCATGAGTATTTAAGTTGGGGACATTTTTTAAATTCATCATCAATCATCTTGGCTATTTCACGACATTCAAACTGAGCATCGTCGCTGGATCGTAACTTGACTACCCTAGCAAACGCAACCAATGATCCTGTCCAGATCCATTCGGTCATCGTAGACTGAGGCAGAAGCATACGAGCTTGTTCTGGAGCTACACCACTGGCTATCATGTTATCATACACAGCTTCAGCCTGACTAATTAAATCAGAATACTTTTGCTGGAACCTAGTATGTTCATCGCCTACAAATACTACATCCGATGAGCCTTGCTTTTTGTTGTCTGCACGTTTACGCCACAGCTTAGGGATGTGATACTCAGGTAAAAAGTCTACGTACCTACGACTGACTTCGTTCCAGACCATTCCGACTTGATGCTTAACCAACTGCCTAGCCACGAAGATCGGCGCACTGATTCTAAACTGCGCTTGAACATGAGCAAAGGGAGTCCAGTGATCATGCTTTGCTAAGTATTCTACCAGCTTCTTATCTCTTGGGCCGAACTGTTCTACTTCATTAGCGAAAGAAACCCTTGCGCTATTTGCAACAGTCCTGTCGCCGCCCATTAGATCTACCATCTCCACTTTCATGATGCTACTCCTGCTATAAAGAATACTGAGAAGATTATAACGCAGATATAAATCTTAATCAAATCTTCGGTGCTGACATAGCCTTCCACCAAATCAACAACACAATCTTTAACGAAAGAGGTCAGTCTGGTGAAGATGTTTCTGCCTTTGTTCAGCAATAAACGCATGTGATTCTCCTTCAGATAGTATGTATTTTAAAACAGTTTCAAAGCATTCCGTGCGGGTTACGTCCTTCATAAACTCTTTTTGATGGTCAGCGTTGTCAGCAGCATACCCATGTAATGTTTCAAGTAATGCGACATAGGATTCTTTAACGAACTCTATGCCGATTGCTTCTACTGTGTCCCACTCTATGTCAATGTTCATCCGTTTACGA